ATGGTTACTATCAAGATCCGCTTTAACCGCAACAAAAAAGGTCAGTTACCTACAGGTACTTTTGAAGTATTAAGAAATGAAATATCCAAAAGATTAAGTGCCAAATATCCAGATCTAAATATCGATATAAACTGGAGTACTCAAGATAATCTGTCTATTGATGGTCTTGGGAAGAATGAGAAGAAAACTTATATTGAAGAAACGCTGGAAGAGATATTTAACGATGGTGATTGGCTTCCTGAAACCCAAGAAGCCGAAGTGGAATATTTTGATAAGTGATCTAGATGCGCCAACCACTCGAGCTGGCGCATTAGTTTTTATTGTTGCTCTACCTGTTCCGCAGCGTCCTGCTCTGCCCTTTCTGCTTCTTCAGCAATACGTTTAGCTTCTTCTTGTGCTAATCGCTCTGCTTCTAGCTTAGCAAGTCTCTCTGCTTCAGCTTGCTTTTGATTGTAGAGTGAGTTCGATGGCATTTCGACACGCATGTCTATCCAGCGCGATTCAGGTACGTCACAAGGCTCGTAGTTTTCGTAGTAAACAGGGTTGCCGTCTTTATCTATGTACTTAATGCGCTTGTTCTGGAAACGTTCTGGCATATCTGCGTTCTGTTGGTGGAAAACAAAAACTTCAATATCGCCGTCGGGTCTCACCTCGTAATCAATGAGGACCATGTTTTTACCGTTATGGTCTTGAGGAATGACAAAGCCGTTATTGATACCCCATGCACCATCAGCATTAAAACCCACAACGCCCTTAATGAGGTAATGGCCAACACCAAGGTGCTCCATTTCAACACCTTCAGATTCTTCGTTTAACTCAACGTCATCAGAGAATAGTTTCACAATCGGTGATGCTGCTTTTAAGTTACCGTTTGAGTCTTTAGTTGTGTTTGCTGTGGTATAAAACATTTGAGTAAAAGGAACTGCCTCATTGCTCGTATACGACAGAGAATACCAATTCGGATACGCAGCATTTCCGCCTTCACACGCAAGCACTTTCAATGCTCTCCCTCCCCCATAAGGAGCCCAAGACAAGCAAAATCCGATTAAATTTTTATTAATCGTATTCGTTAGTGATGCATCAAATGTGCGAAAACCAGTAACGTTAGGTATTGTATCGTCTATACTTATAAACATATATTTGCTACCAACGCCGAAATCACCAACTTGCATTAGCGTTCCAGTTGTTGTCGGTAAATAATGTGTGGTTACAGGGTCGGTTCCTCTCTTGGAATTAATACAGTTACCGCTGGTATTTAATGCGTCGATAGAAATTTCATTAGCGTTAGTGGTGGCGTTACTTCGTGTATAGACTCGCCCTATGACACTTAGGTGATTGCTTAAAGTACCACCAGCCTTATCAAGCTTCCCATCTAGCAGCCTATCCCTTTCTTTCTCCGTTCTCAGTTGCATTTCAGTGCCATCAGGTAACACCACTTTAATCACACCGGATTCGGTCATAAGTCGGTTCAATATGATCATCAGTTGATAGCTTTCAGTAACCATCGCTGTTGTTTTGTTAACGCCGTCTGATACCGAACCAATCATCGTGATTGAAATAACGTATTTCACATCTGTTAGCGCCACTGGAACGGGAAAGCTTAACGTCATTTGTGTATCGCTTTCCACCGAGCGAATGCTGTTTTGATATATCGTATTACCCGACTGGATAAGAATAATTTGCCCCACAGAGACTTTCGTCACGCTGTTTTTCCATAACGTGTTTTTACCTGTGATTTTCGGGTCGTTAGCCTTTGTTGAGATAGTGCCAATTTCATAAATCATGGTGTTTCCTTGAATTTTGAACGTAAAAAAACCGCAATTAAGCGGCTTATTTGTGATTGGGTGTTTTTAGAAGCTAAAAGTAATCATTAAAATCGATGCAATAGGAACTGGAATACACGACTTGGTTATACATATAGTTGGCGTAACTTGGGTAAAAATCGATGGTCCACATCCGGTTTGCGATTAGCTTGTTATTTTCAACTCTAAACCCTGATAAATAACAGTTAACGTTTACCCTTTCATTTTCTAACCATGTATTGGGCATATCCATGCTGAACATCGGTTTTTCAAATAAGCTTGTGGCGACATTTCCACTCATTTTGATGGTGTGCCCATTATTAAAGAATGGAATGTAATCTGAATTGAAAACCACTTTGCCCTGTTTGTTCCAAATCGTTAATCCATCGGCAGGTTGTAGATTTAAGCCGTACGAAAAAACGACGACATACACCCAACCCGCTCCCCAAGATATAATTCGGTTGTTAGGCCTGTCATAGCGAAGTACTTGGCTTGTGCTTTCTGGTCGCAGGAAAACTAATGCAGAACTACGATTAGGTATATCGCTCGGTAAGCTCCAGTACCCTCGATTGTTATTGACGTCGATATAAATCTTCTTACGATAAACACAATAAGCCACTTCATTTTCTTGGGTGATACTTCGAAAGTTATCAATTGCTGCAGACGCCCCTGCATTCAAAAATAAACCATAAGTATCAGGTGGATTATCTTTTAGCGTGCCGTATAAGAAAAAATGCGACTCACCATCACTTCCCGGCAACCAACCATCAGGGCCACCGAACTCATCATAATAGCAGTGGAAAGTATCTCCTGAGGTCCAATAGCTACCGACTCTTACCATTTGTACCGAGCCATAGGCTAGAAAATGACAAAGTGCTGAGGGAATAATCACCACGTTATACCGAGAGAGCCCGGGCACATTAACAGACTTGTTTCTGTTGTCTTTTTGCGGATATCTGGGGTGGGTGGTGATTTTAGTGATGAACGTGAGAGGGTAATTATCTTTTGTTAATTCAATGGATTTTCCTCCATCTTTAGGGTTAATAAATAAGCCCAGATCACTCATGGTTTCCTCCCAACTTTAACCGCCCATCGCCCTGATTGGTCATAAATCATCAGTCCCGTTGCATCTAAAATGACACGCCCAGCATCGCCACTCACTTTAAAATCGCCATAAACTTCCAATTTATTAAACTCCGCGCTACCTGTTTCCGCATCAAGCCGATACCCAGCCTTTCCTTTTTCATAGCGTTTTGACTTAATTTCTACACCAACCAGAAGCTTTTCAATTGTGGCCTTGTTAATAAACGCTTCACTGATGAACACCTGACCATTTTCTACAAAGAAAACAGGCTCCAACTTGCCGCTGGATGGATTGAAAATACCGAAGGTATCCGCACTGAAACCAATTTGTGTAACCACTTTTCCATTCTGAACAGTTGCGCCCATGAGAAACTTAGCGTCATAGTATTGGCCGTTCCAGTTAATACCCGTCTTAATTGTGTAAATCGCAGAGCCATTTCCTTTGTGATCGAAAACGGTTTGCCCACGCAATTCAATTGCTGCCTTATTATCACCAATTTCTGATTTAATTAGCTCATTTAATTCCGCTTGTGATTTCTCATTATCAGACACTGTTTTCTTAAGTGTTGTGATGGTTGCATTCACATCATTAAACTGCGTTTCTAGCTTTTCAATAGACTGTGCAAATGATTGGAATTTGTTAGCTGTAACAGTATCGAGTCGAGTAATAGACGCTTTTATTCTTAATTGCTCAACCGATTGGTTGCCATATTCCGCTGTCAGCTGCATCCCCATTTCTGCTAGTGAGCTTTCAGCATTGGCAATTGTGCGTGACAATTGATTAATTAACGCTTCATTATCATTAAATCGGGATTCTGCTGTTTCAATATGCTTCGTCTGTGTCTCATCGATTTTAGCAATAGCCTCTGACTGATCCGTAATACGGGCATCCATCGGCCCTAGCTTGTCATTAACTTGTTTAATCTCAGCTTTAACCTGTGAAATATCTTTCGCTGTTGACTCCTCAAGTGTTGATAATGACTCTTGTACTTTTAGAACAGCGGATGAGGTTTGCTCGTAGTCGGTTTTAACTTGCTGCTGCCAGCGTGCTAGCGCCTCCTGGTCTGATACTCTCACTTGTTCAAGCCGGAATATTTCAGATTTACGCGTGCCCTCTTCTTCGAATAAGCGCCATGAGACTTGATTTAACATCATTGTGTTGTTAAGTGTCGCTTCGGCTGCTTGCTCAAGTTGCAGTTGAACATTTCCTTGATTGAAGTCGATTTGCTCCTGCATTTGCTGGCCAGCTTCAGTGCTGAGGAATTTATTCCCCAGCTCATCAATCATATCCTTTGGCGTTCCGCTAGCTTGGCCTACGGCTTCAACAAATTGAGATTTTCCGTAACTGTTAACCGTACGAATATAAAACCAATAATCAGTGCCGGCTTTTAAATTCTCCTTAGTCCAGAATTGCCCTTGGCCTTGTCGATTGGCTTTTGTGGTAACTTCAGTGTCATTCGTGCTGGCCAGTTTTTTGTCGCTGAACCAAAACTCAAACGTATAACCATGCTGTGCGGTTTCGCCACCGTGCGGAATGCAGGTCAGAGAGAACATACCGCCAACCATTTCAACGCTAACCGGTTTAGGTGGGGCTTGGATATCAAAATCAACAATCGCAGGGGCAGACATTGCGCCAGCCGCATTGATAGAACGGACTTCGGCACGATATGAACCGCGTACAAGGCCCGATAAATCAACTCTATCTTGCGGTACCTGAATGGACTGTATAACTTTGCCACTTTCTATGATGTTTACTGTGTTATAGCGAACATCTGCAGCCGCTGATTGCCAGCTCAAATAACCCTGAACAACTTCACCGATATTTGTGGCCACAAATACAAGGTTGAGCGGTGGCGCTACCCCGCCAGTCGGTAAAACAGTAAAAGGAGGCCGAATAAAAGGCTTACCAATGATGTCTTCATAGATATGTGGACCATCCTCTTCAAGTAGTATTTCTGCTCCCTCTTGAGGGTGAAACTTCCATTCAGCCACGCGACATTCAAAATTTTGAATTCCAATATGGGGCAAATTTAATAGTGCAACATCTCCTGGTCGGTATGCGTAGCCGTCCATATTCATGGGTAACTGTATTTTGCGACCTGCACGCTTTTTGCGTAAATACAGGTTAGCTAATCGACTAGCTTGGTATGGGCTTGTGACAAAGCGATAATCCATGTTTTCTTTAATCTCTAGCCCATCTTCTTCTATCCACTCGTCAACAATCACGGGTGTAAAATCTGTTTTTATATATTGTTGCTCAGCATCGACAAACGTACCGTAAATCGCATTAGTCGCATCACGTAGTGGTAAATCAGGCGTGATATTAACTGTATCAACGATTTGGTTTGGCTCTATACGTAATACAGCGGGCCCATTGTATGTTTGCATCAGAATGCCGTGCTTACCAGCAATGTAAGTTGGTTCAGCTGCAATACATTTATGCATATGGTCGAGTGTTGATGATGGCCCCTCAGATAATTCATAGGCACCATTAATGGTATAGCGTGGCTCCGTTTTTCCTTCTGGTGTTGTTACTGGTTCATCGCATAAATCAGCAGCAACTTTAAATGCTTCAAAATCAATGTCAGAATCCGGCACATCTAAATAACTACGATAATAATCAAGGATAATTAGTGCGCCGTTATTACTCCAACCCGTTTTACCCGTTCTAGGGTCATAGACAGGCTTTCCCCATATCTCAACTTTGACGTTAGGCACACCGTACGGGAATTTTTCAGCATCGTATTTAAGGGTTAAACGCAACCATGCCAACCCATCACCTATCATGTCAGATTTCCATGACGGGGCATTTTTCAATAAGTAAGGATCACAATCTGTACGGCCATTATGGAATTCATAGCTAGCCTTATCACCGAACGTACCAATCAAATCATCGTTAAGCCAAATCTGACCAATGTGGTCAACTTTATGTGCGGCAATCGCCAATGCCATGAATAATCGTTCGTTTTCTGTCTGGTCGCCCTTTTCTTCTTCTGCAAAAAACAACAGCCCGGAACACACGGTTTTACCGACAATGATAGTTTCTGGTGCCACTGCAGAACGTAACATTTGTTTGCGCTCTGATTGGTCTCGATAGCCCATTGAGGGCATTTTTTCTTGGAAAATAAATGTACTTGCGGCTTGAACTGCAATACCAGCCACAATTAAAGCGGTACCTAACCCGCCTGTTGCCATAACCCCCGCAATCATTAAACCAGCGGAGACGATATTAGAGACAACTTTACCCATTACTCAACTCTCCACGCTTTAATAGGTTTATGATTAACAGGCCGTGCACCATCCTCAGTGACTGCCCATATTTTATTGGCCCATAACACACCAAGGGTTTTTCCGTCGTCACCATCAAACATGACAATATCGCCACGCATCGCTTTATCAGGCTCTATCTCTTGAAAAAAACCTGAAAGGCCAGTTTCTAGATCCCCGAACTCAGATTTTAAAACTCTCATAGCCCCTGATTTGGTTTTGTATCTGCCTCGAGCCTTTTCTGCGATATCGACACCACACACTGCAATAGCGCAATCAGCAGCAAACAAGCAGCAGTCATGCTCGCCCCAAACAAACGGCTTTTGCATGGCTTGGCGTAAGGCTTCAGGTAGTTGAGTTGTCCAATTTGGATGTCGCATTTGCCGATCTCCGGGCGTAAAAAAACCCGCCGAAGCGGGTGGTTGATTTTTAAACTATTTTCTTAAGACAGGTAAAGCTCTAGCCCATCCCATATCAGAAATATTATTTTCTCTATATGTTATGTTTTTAGTCTCTCTATTTAAAATAAATTTGCAAGCCGTTAACACCCGTTGATATTCTCGAGACATAGAAAAAAACGTTGCAGCTAAAGGACTCTGCAAGTCTCTTAGTGGCTGCTCTACCCTTTCAATGTGCTCCATCATGTAATTAGCAGCAACCCATAGCCAAGTTAAATTACATAGCTCATCACTCTCGAGTGTTATTTGATAGCACTTATCACTAACGCTTTTCCCAATAAATTCACCATCTAAAACTAATCCATGCACGTACTTAACAGCATTTGGAATTTGGTCGCTAGTTAATTCATCAATACTGGTAATGCTAAAATGCTTATGAACCAAAGAGTAAGCTTCTGGGTACATTATCCCTCTCTTGCTAACTAAAAGGTTAATAGCGTCTTTCAATGGATTCCTTTCCTGCACTGTTGATCTGCCAGTCTTTTTTACTTCACCAGTAGTCCAGTACTCATAAAGTACGTCATCGCATTCTTCTTGGTACTGGATTACTCTATTACGGATTTCAGGCTTAACCTTGTTAGGCATAATTGAATTTAACCACGCCGCAAACTTTCTAAACGCAAGGCAAACCATGCTGCGCTCTTTTCCGTCAGCTGCAACTATAACGATTTCCGTTACAGTTGATTTGAACTTGAGTTTTATCTTCTCAAGCTGAGATTGCCAAGCTAGTCCCATGCCGTCAACAACGGGCTTCATTGGCACATATGGCTCCCCGTTATAGTTAACCACATATAAGTTGTTACCATGGAAAGGTACATTAATTGTTGATACACTGCTCATGTCGGTTACTCCGAAGTTTCTGACCACTTAAAAGCCTCAATTGTTCGCGCAGTTGAGGCTTTTCCATTTGCAATCACTCCACACAAAGCTAGCAATTGATATCATTTGCTATCTATTGCTATCATAGCTATCAAATGATAGCATGTCAACATTGTGATTTTGAGTGTAGGAGCTAACATGTCTAAGAAAGATGTTCAATTTAATATCCGTATGACTAAGGAATTAAAAGAAAGAATTGACGAAGAAGCCAAAGCTAATAACAGGACTGCAAATGCGGAAGCCACAACTCTACTAATTGAAGCCTTGGATGCAAGAAAAAAACTATCTCCACTAACCGAAAATAAAACTGAAAATGGAGAATTATTAACAAATGAACATATTCGAAAGTTAATCGAAGAAGAGGTTTTTAGAAAAATAGAAAAGGTGATAAACCATGGAATGAAGCCAACACAAAAATAGCCCATATAAATGGGCTATCGTGTGCAAAATTCAGTTATAACTGAACTAGTGAAGTCATCACTACCAACGCGCAATGTTCCTTCGACCACTTTAATGGTTTTGCTACCTGATGCCATAATGGACATTGAGAATGGCTTGTTACCAGTGTAAGCACCATATGGGTTTTTAGAATTAACCTGCCCGCATACTTTATAAAAATCAGAAAGCTTTGCATCTGCGCTTTTCTTAACCACCACATCACTAAATTTCGCAGAGTAGGGATCATATAAAGAGCTAGCAACAGCCTTTTCTGCTGCCGAAATGATTTTAGAGTCGGTCACTTTAAAAAAGCGAACAACAAAAAAGATAATAATTAAGACTAGTAAGAAAATTGCAATATATGATAACTCTTTTTTCATGAACTCCTCGATATATGATTAAGAAAAGCAGAGGGTAAAGACCTCTATTTATAAATAAACGCCGGTGCATCTTTTTTGCTACCCCAGTATATAGCACGCTCAGCCATTTGTGCTACATACCGAAATATGCGATCGCCTTTATGCCTTTTTGTCCACGATTCATCCGTAAATCTATCCGGTAACCCCTGAGACCATCTTTCAAAACGATTAGAAACCGTGACTGCAACCTCATTATTATTACCAGTGGTAACGCCAATATTGGAAATTTGCCCAGCAAAAATAATTTCAGCCAATGCTGGCTTGCCATCGAAATCTAAAGCCACCAGCATCAAGCTAACATTGCGCCCACGACTTCTTTCATTCATAACATCTGCTATAAGGAGAGAGTCAAAACCAGAAAGCGATAATATTAATTGCTGTGGGCTGGTTGAGTTACTTTCGGTAACTGGCTCTATACTCCCCAAAGATCCAACACCTTGATACACCTCACCCGCAATAATTAAATTACCAAGCCCGGTATGAGCTCTTGTCACGCCTGATTTGAGATCAAGTTTGGCTGCAATAACTAGTTCGAAACCATCATTAATGGCCTTTACCATTGCGTTTGAAAAAGGATGATACAACATCAGTATAAAGCCTCCTCAAATGTGATGGTGACATTGGAAAATACACCAGGGCGATACTGAAAACTTCCTTGATCATTACTTGTTAATTTAAAAATTCCAAATGGCTTCACGGATTCTATTTTCTCATTAACTTGTGGTGACAACCTAAGCATGGGTGAGATAGGAATAATTGCATTCCCATCTTTATCACTTATCACATTTTCAGTGACCATTTTTAGCTCATTACTCACCGTAATGTAATCCCCTTTGCGCACTACAACTGAATTCTTTAGCCATCCCTTTGTTTGTAGCGATTTTCCCATTTGGTTTCCTATACTAACAAGTGGTGAGCCCTTGCCTTGTAATCCCTGCCTGATCCAATTGCTAATTTTCACTCGCCCGCTTTCGCCGTCCAGTTGTGCCATTAAAACCTCTAACTCTCTAGATATGGCTTCAGTGAGATTATTGAACGTTAAAGTGCAGCGCCAGCGGCTTCCAGAAAACCTCACCGTTTGACTACTCCCTGTAAATGCCGAGGTAAATGTTTTACTGTTACTGATTAACTGCCAGTTCATTGAGGAAGGTACGACATTCTCAGGCCATTCAAGTACCATTGTTTTACCTCCCAAGGCTTTTTCTTAATGTGCCATTATTTTGAAAGTCCCGCTGAATCTTAGTTAAAGCATCCTGTGAACCTTGCTTTGCTCCCATTTCTGCCGCCTGCTGAATGGCCTCTTGCAAAGCCTGATCGCCATTTCCTGTTAAATGGAAAGTTTGTTGGATGATAATATTCGGGGTTTGCTGTTGTGTATCTAAACCAAGCACCCTTACCCCCAAAGAACCATCACGTGCACGGGTTAATGGCATAATTGCTTCCGCACCAGCTTCTCCCATCAATCCCATTTTAGGTGCACCGCCCTTTGCAAACGGGAATAATGTCGGTGATTTCACGATAGTATTACTATATGCACTTAACCCCGGTGAACTGTAGGTACCACCTTTAGCATTTGGGGTAGGAGCCGCCCCTGCACCAATAGCATCACCAAATGCAGTACCCGCAAACCCAGCCTTTAACGCATTAAATATCATCATCTGAAAAATCATTTTTGTAATTTCAGTCACAATAGATTGCGCAAAATCTGCAAAGTTTAGTTTTCCAGTGGCGACAAAATTAGCTAGCATTCCAGACATATCACTTAGTGCGCCATTGCTGATTGTGCGCATTTGGTCATACACATTCTCAGCAGAATTACCAAAATCCTGAATACCTTTCGCCATGCCAGTTGTTGCATTTCGATTCATCGCTAATTTATCGCGAGAAGATTGCCTAACAATATCTAATTGCCTTTGTTCTTCTTGAGATAAAAAGAGCGTTTGATCTGCATAGAGTTGAGTGGTTTTATCCGATACTTCTTTATCTAACTGATAACGACGCTGACGAAAATCATCACGAACCCTTTGCTCCTCCAGCATAAGATCATATGCAGGTTGGCTCATGGTCATTTGTAACATTTGATTTGATGAATCCTGACTTAATTTTGATGTTCGTTGCATCACTTCAAAATTCTGATCATCAAACTTTTTCCGTAGTTCTTTGTATTTTATTTCCTTTTCTAGCTCTGCATTTTTTATTAACTGCGCACGAATTTCGGATGAATGGGCTTGAATGGTTTTTTGCCGAGCGTTTAAATGCTGCCCCTGTAATCCAATTAACTCTTGCTCAAATGAAGCAAGCTTACGTTCAGACGCTGTTAGCCCCTCGGTTTCCTCTAACTGAGCACGTAACGCCGCACCTTGTTGTAAAAGCTGTTCTATTCGTTGCTTCCCTTCATCAACAACAGCACTACCCCCCGTTTTTTTGGGCGTCGTAAATAGCTTATCCAATCCCTTTAATGCTTGTTGATACTCTGTTGCCGAAATAGTGCCTTTATCGAGCATGTCCTTAAATTGTTTTTCTCTATCGGCGCGTTCTTTTTGCTGATCAATACCTGCAGAAAAAGCCGCATTAAAGTTAATCTGAAGCTTTAAGCTATCAGTTAAATTTTTTTGTTCTTCTAGTTGTTGTTTTCGTTGATCCTCTTGCTCCTGTTTTAATTTATTGGTTAGTAAATTCTTAGTGGCTATATACATTCCAAGAAATGGGTCTTGTCCCCCCATGTCTATGTTGCGGATTGTCATGTGCAATCCAGCGTAAGCCTTATCTAAATCTCTAACTCTCTGTTCGTGATTTTTTGCAAACGCATTACTTTTGTCATGATATTCGCTTTCCGCCGCTGCCGCTGCCAGCCTAGCCGCACTCGCTGCCTCTTGTTTTTTCCCTTCCCGCTCTAACTTTGCGATCCTTTCCATGGTTTGAGCATCAATGATATGTCCTGCATCAATTGCTTTTTGCAACCCTTCAACTGGCTTTTCACCTAAAGCAATTAACCTAGATATCAGTTCATCAACATTACCCCCGGATTTTTCCATCTGGACGCCAAGATCGGAGACTTGCTGCAATAAGTCACCAGAAAAACCTGCTGACGCAGCTGCGGTAACTGATTTATAGGCTTCCGCGGTACCCCCCAATTCATTGGCAAGATTACGCAGATCGTAGGCCGTTGTTGTTAACCCTAAACCACCTTTTTGCAGCGCAGCATTAAAGGCCTTTTGGCGTTCTTCTGCCTGCTGGTACTGCGAATGGAGATAAGTAAAAGCTCCCGCTGATGCCATAATTCCAATGCCAACAGCACCACCCATCATCCCCCATGCGCTTTTGAACAAACTCGCACTATTAGCTGCAGCACGCTGAGAAAATGTCAGTTCTTTGCTGGCTTCGGATAGTTGATTGGTTGCCGTGGTAAGGTTTTTCTTGCCATCAATCTCACTTTTATTTGCTGAAATAACTTCAATGGATGCGCTTTGCATCCGTTTTTTAGCTTCAGCCTCGGCAATATTAGCCTCTCGGATAACTCGCGCGTTCTTGGCATGTTCTTCCGCATAACTAACAGAAATACCGTGTTGTTTATTAACTTCGACCTGTCGCTCTAAATATTCATCAAGCGAAAATGCTTGCTCACGCCTTGCAATGGCTTCATCACGCATTTTGGCAGCAAGGTTAATTTTTTCTTGAGCGCTTTTTCTATCAGCTTGAGCGCCTTCAATTTGTGCACGCGATAAGTTAATAGCCTCACGTGCGGCCTCTTGCGCGACTCGCTGCTGCTCTGCTAAAGAAAACTTAACGTTATTCACATTTTCCAAAGAACGCTCTAAAGCGGGAATGAAGCCACCAATTAAACTACTGGTGGCAACATTAGAACCTGCAGATACATTCGTTAATGCGGTTCTTAATTGACCAAATCCAAGCTGAGAGCTTCGCGCCATCTGTCCAGAAGCAGATAGATCAGCGCCAGCTTTTCTTGCATTAGCAGAAACCTCTAATAACCTTTCGGCTGTTTGCCCTGCATCCTTAGTTGCAGACTGCGCAAACTTTTTAGATTCTTTGCTGGCAGAGTCGTAGGCATCAAAAACTTGGGATTTAAAAGAGGCTGCGTTGAGGTGTAACGCAACCGCTAAACTTGCAACGTCAGCCATTTATTATCCTCATGACATCATTGCACTGAGCCTCGATATCAGGTTCAATTTGTGCAATATCTGGTTGAAACTCTGGCGATTCTTCATTGCCAGACATAAAAAAAGCCTGCCAATGTGTGAGAATATCGGCAGGCAATTGCGCTATTTTTCGTGGGTCGGGCTCACCCCATCTATCTGCTAATTGAAATATCAATTTAAGACGGGGTGAGTTGGCTAGTTTTTTTTGGCTTCCTCAACTGTTCCGTAACTGAATTGCTGAACAAACTTCATTGCTTGAAGCAATGTCGGGGTATCATGCGCCTTAATTAATTCATCATCGGTTGGCAATTCTTTTGGTGGATACGGCTTCCCTTTCTCGTCACAAATCGCCTTTAAAATTAGCCTTGCACCTGCTTTGCTGGCTTCAGAGCTAAGCCCTGTTTCTTGGGCTTGCCGCAGCTCAAGTTCATACTCATCTATTTCAGCGATTGTTAGCCGACGAATAAAAACGGTCGTGTTAAGAATTGTGTGACTTTCAACATGAGGATTCGGTTTTAGTAATGATGATTTTAGAGACATTATTTTGTGCCCCCTGTAGCAGCCACACCCCATTTAACATTGTTTTGCTTACCTTTAACCGTGATTTGCATAACCTCACTAGCAGGCGCACTAACGTCATTCAACTCCCAACCCGCCAGCGCTAATAGTATTGTTGACGTGCGATTGTTTGGGAACTGGACATAGAACTGAACGGTTTCTCTCGCATCTGCCGCTGTTAAAAATGCTGCAAAATCGGCGTTTTCAGGATCATCAATAAAACCTAGTGTTTTCTCCTGCCCGTCTGGTAAATCTGAGATTGATTGTTTGTTTTTATCAATCAGCGTTGTGCAATCAACAAAACTACCTGTGGTACCTGTCGCACCAATAGATTTACAGTTAATCAGTGGTTTCAGTGCTGTTGGTAAATCACCGACTTTACCCCATTTAACAATGGTGCCCGCAGGAAGAACGGCGTACTCTGGCGAAGTTTTATCTGCCATAATTTTTACTCCAACTAAATGAATTAACGATATTTTTCGATGCTTGCGCGTATTTCAGCGGCTAGCGTGTTTAAAATAAACTGGCGGTTGTAGTCCAGTGCTGGACGAATGAAGGGATTAGGGATTTGTTTTACTGTGCCAAATTCTTGCGCTTTGGCTTTCATTGCGTGAGCTTTACTTGGTCCCACACGAACCGTCATAACAGATAACGTTTTTTGGTCTTTCATGCGGCTCGTTGTGCGGATCTTGATACTGTCACGCATGTGCTCTGATTCACTGGTTGTATCATATCCTGCGTGCTGCTTCATATCCTCCAGAACTGGTGCCATCGCTTCACGCCCTGCTTGCCGTAGCACTTTTGTTGTAATATCCTCCCCTAAACGATTTAACTCATACTCCAATTCTTTGAGGCCTTTTATCTCAACGGTTACCCTCATTCAGCCCCCTCGGGATAAGTGATAATAAAATCACGCATCACACGCCAAATAACCCGTTTATCCGTCTGTTCTTCTCGGTTCTGCATAAAATTACCTCGCTGAACTGTTTGAACGGGATAGCGGCCAATGTGACCATGAGTGATGTTTTCCCATGCATTGAGCACTACTTTTTCAAGCTTTAATGCTTTTGAATAATCATTAGGGATTTGAAAGGTAATTTGAAATCGCGCTTGAACAAGAGATGTTTTAGCTAGGCCAGTTATCATTTTGGGGTCACTTATTTTCTGATAAGTCACGCCCTCAAGCACATTTGAAGGAAGCGCGACAGGGTAAACATCCAATCCCGTCAGTCGCTCTAAGTCTGCCTTGATATCAGTTTCTATCATGTCGGCTGTCGACCTCCGCGGTTATAATTAAACGGTCTGACTGGTTTCTATCTAATGCGCGCACCGTGAAATTGCGCTTTTGATAAGCAATTATCCATCCCTCATCAATATCGCTACGGGGTCGAATGGTGAAATGGTAGGTTTCAATAACTTGCTGCTGATCGGCAGTGCGAATTTTACGATTAGACATCGCCTCCGCTTTAGCCAATACATCAGTGACTTTTATTAGCTCTGTTTTAGATTCACCAAATTCGTCTCTGATTTCTTCTGGGCGTGATAACGCAATGCGTTTATTAAGTTCGCCTGCTTTCATTCGGTCACCTAAAGATTAATGAAGCGATAAGGCTCAAGTAAGGCTTTGAACCCAGCCGACATCGCCGTTGTTTCCCTGCTTTCGTAAAAATGACCAACCGCAAGCATAATGGCCAATTCAATATCATCAGATATCAACAAACCATCGGGGTCAGTTTCGGGAATGTTTTCATCATAAAGCGTTCTATTAATGTAATTCTCAGCCCGTTTTTTAGCGGCTAATGCATACGTCATCAATAAGTGATCTTCTGCTGAATTATCATCATCAATCCGGCACTGGGCTTTAAGCTTTTCAAGTGTTGGAAATGGCATAAATCCCCCTTAAAACCTGCGACCATCCCAGATCGCAGGCACAAAAAAACCGCAATTAAGCGGCGCAATGGCTGACAACAAAAAGCTTATTTTCCTGCAGCTTTGCCTACTAGCGCCTTAATTGCTGATGTATCTTCAAGTACGCAGTCGAAGCGGTGGAAGGCTAAGAATGCGGTTTGGTCGAATTCAGCGTAACGCTCAACTAAACGCTTTAATGTCATATAGGTGACACGACGAACAATAAAGCGGTCAAAGTCACCACAGAAGATGAATTTTTTACCCGCCTCCATTTTATCAATCGCCTGATCTACAACATACTGCTTGCCTAAAATAGTTTCTGGCGCAACCCCTGCAACGGATGGTAACCATAGAGGGCGCTTTTGTGCATCTTCCATTTCTTTTAGATTTTTTAATGTGTCGTCATTGAATGCTAAGCGGAATTTAGGACCATTACGGTACGCAGGGTCAAGCGCATGTTCCAATGCGTTAATGTCTTTCCAGCCAAATGTTGCTGAGGAATCAATTGTACCGGTAACTGATGCATCCAACCCTTTAGGTTGTAGCGGGGAACCTGCTCCAGTGCCTTTAACTAAATATTTTGCTTCACCACGACCAATACGCTGTGCAATACGGCTACCCAAATAAGCCTCAATATTTACACCGCTATCTTGAAGGAGCTCATTGGAAACACGAATAATTTTAGAGGAAAGCTTTTTAGCCCCTAAAATTGCGGTACCAAACTCAACATCTTGTTCGCTAGCCGCCGTGTTTTCGCCTAATAACTCCCCTTCTTCATCCGTACCATCAGAGGTTGACCATGTAATATCTAGACCGTTAGAGGTATTTAAGATTTGAGCAACACTGGCAATACCACCATACGCTTTCATCTGGTCAATAATTTTATTTAACATTTGGATAGGTACGGTATACCCGCCTTTTTCATCAGGAGAGGTACCTTGTGCGCGTAATTCTTTTACCGCTTGACGCTCTTCCGCTGTTAGTTCATTAAAGCCACAGCGAATTAAGCGATCAAAGGCTAAGTTGCAACGCTTCTCTTTTGCAGCTTCTGAGTCATTGTCAGGATTACTGCGCTGCTCTTGCTCGTTATCATCAACAAACTCCTGGTCTAATGAACGGAGTTGCTCTTCGCGCTTGATTTGTTCATCCAGCTTTTCAAATTCAGTGTGGGCTTTATTCCACTCCGCGCGTTGTTCTTCAGTCATAATGCCTTCACCCACTTTTTCGTGGATAGCGCGCAGCTCTGTCGCAATAGTGTTACGTTTTTGTTTTAAATCATGAAGCTTCATAGTCATAGTATTACCTTATGCATTGAGTAAAGTTAAAAGGCGCTCACGCGCTAATTTTTGATTGATGGCTTTTTGCAGGTCACCACTGTTACGGGCTTCTTTCCACGCCTCCATTGAGCGGACTGCAGCACCTGCATCTTGATAAGCGGGATACGTGACGGGGCTAACATCAAATAAACGTGAAACCTTGTGAATTTCACGAATAATTACCCCCTCATCATCTTGGTACCAATCCTCGCCATCGCGAGCGACTCTAAAAGCAAATGAACTTTGATTGATATCACCTCGCTGCATCGGAGCGAGTACTAAATCACGGATAGTTTGGGTGTCAGGCGCAGTAATGTCATAGACCAAACCGCGCTCACTGACGCTTAACGAAAGCGTACCTGCAGCGGTTCTCCCTAAAATATAGTTAGGGTCATGATTGAATAACCCACGAACATCATCTTTAAGTACATCATCGAAAGCGCCCGGTTTAATAATTTCCTTAAACCCGTACATCAGCTCAGAACGTGAATCGAAAACAGAGCCCAACCCAATAATATGGGTGGGTTTATTATCCTCTCCTAGTTCTGCTCTAACTTCGCCTACATAGCAGCGTGTTTCTTGATTACTGCTCATCATTATCTCCTTTGGGTTTTTCTGTTTGACTACCCACAGGCTGAGCAGCGTTAACGCTGACTAACATTTCGTTCAGCCCATCAACTGGGTTCATATCTTCGAAAGCACGCACTTCATTTCGGCTCATCCAACCATCAGTAATGCCGTAGTGATAAAACTCAGCACGCTCTTTCGCGGTACCACGCAATAAACCCGCAAGGTTAAATCGAACGTAGAAACCTGCGCGGCGTTCTTGTCGCGTAAATAAGCGTCGGTTTAATTCCTGCTCCCAATTCACCGTCCACGGCATGATTGAATGCCGAACAAACTGAATCGCTTGCTCTGAAATGTTAGAGAAAGTGGCTTTTTCGAGGTCATTTATCATGTGGGCTGGCACGTTAAAAATACCGGCTATCATTGAACGATTGAGTTTCAACATATCAATGAGTTGTGCGTCAACAGGGGAAACCGTTAACGCTTTATAGTCAAGATCTGCGGGCAAAAGCATGGTTTTATTTCTTGACTGCGAAGTAAGCCAGTAGCTTTTTGCCACATGTCTTTTAAGCGCGCCCAGCTGTCTTTGTTTAATTCACCCTTAACGGACAAAATCCCTGCAGGTCTAGCATTCCCGCCAAAAAACGAACTGGTATATTTCTGACCGCTCATGCCCATGCCAATAGTTTCCGCATGCTGGGCAATAGGACTTAACCCCATGCGTTGGTTGTTACCCAATGCGCGAATATGGATCATATCGTCAGGACTGATCGCAAAATTACCAAATTCATTATAAACACCGTAGGTATAGCGGCCACCTGTATTGAGCAATGTGGTTTCCCAAGGCATACATGCTTCAAGGTTAGTGACCTCGCCTTTTCGATTGCGCTTAACCTGTGTGTAGCCATTCCCCCAGCCTAAGATGTGACGATGCTTTGTTTCACGCCATTTATAGCTCGTTTGCCATTCATTTGGCTCGTCATGGACCAAGTAAAATAGCGGGTGATCACGCGCAGTTTCGACTTTATTACCTGATTTACGCATCACATGCAGTGGCATTTGAGCAATTGAGGAAGAAAGTACGTAAATACAGGCGTAAACAGCCCCTAGTTTCATCGATGTTTCGGGGCTTACGTGCACATCTGCCGTAAATATACTGTCAGTATCGATAGAGTCGGCCGTAATCGGTACCGAGGGATTTTCAATATTTGTTAGTTCACCATCACGAAATAGCGCATTAAGAAGCACGTTTCCCCCTCATTGCCGCCACTAATGCATAAACCACCAGCGTTGAACCGCCGATCATCAATGTATTGGGGAGCCCATAATTTAGATAACAGCCTGCCATCACCGCGCCAAAACCGACTAAGGCAGTGATATCGAGAAATAAATTTTTCATAGGAATAGTAAATCTTCGTCTGGGTTGAGTGAGGAAAGGAAATCGCTATCTTCATGCAGCATCGACCGCCCGATAGCCATAATTAACGCTACAGCACCGTCAATTTTATTTTCGTTTTGCTCTTTTATAGGCCTAACGACATCATCGTTACCCGGTAAATATTTACCCACCACATTCCCCATACACCACGTCATGATGGGGTTACCATCATGATGAAAGCGCCCTGAAGCAATAGCGGCTTCAAGTTCTTTCATTGGATCAGACATATTCGTGTAGTTTTGTACAATGGTGATAGGGTTTAATCCCTCATCAGCCAGTTGGTGAGATAAGTTTGTTGCGCCGTGAGGGTCAATCGGGCTTTCATCAATCGGGTTATTCAAGTTATCTGCCTTGGCATCTTCTAAAATAACGCGATAATCAATTTCGGCACCGTCTGTTAACTTCAGATGCTTAGTTTCAACCCACTTTCTAAAGCGTTCTGCAGTACGTTGATTCTCAATATCTGAGCTAAAAACAGCTTCATAAGGCACATAAAAGCTCGGAGAGATACAGTAATAATGCCGCTTGCCGTCAATTTCACGAGTAAATAACTTAACCCGTGAGTTCATATCCATTTTTCTGGCCAGATCGAGTGCCTGAACACAAGATTGCCCTTCAAACATTTCTAATGTCAGGGTTTTATCTTCACACTCTCGCCAGCTCAACATATTGAAATACGCTGAGCGTGCTGAAACCCAGATATTTAAATGCTTTGTTTTGAAGATACTGGCAAGTCGAGGGTTGTTTTTTGCTCTGTTTTGCTGGCTAATCAGAAAATCACTGTAGACTGAAACTCCCATGTTTGGGTTAGCCTTCTTCAGCGTGTTAGGATCCGTCCAATCGTCACCATCATCTACGGTATAAATGACACCAAACAATTCATCATTCGGTACCGTACCATTCAACATTTCAATCACTTCGCGGCGCTTATCGTAACAAGGCCCCTCGATATTATAACCTGCTGTAGTGATAGCCCACATCAACGGCTGTCGCCTTGCCCCCATCCCCGTTAACATGGTTGTATAAAGGGAATCCGTATCATGTTCGTGATACTCGTCGACAATGGCGCAATGTGGCGATTGACCATCCCCCGGATCACCGATAAGCGGCTCAAACCGCGCACCATCTTCAGGGCGGTTCATATTTTTTGCATTGACTTCAATACCAAATGCTTCCGTGAGTAACGGTGTTCGCTTGCACATCAATTTTGCAGGCCTGAATACTTCCCACGCTTGCTTTTCGGTTGTTGCACCGGAGTAAACTTCAGCACCAAATTCGTTATCACATGTAAAACAATACAATGCGACACCTGCAGAAATAGCCGATTTCCCATTTTTACGGGGGATCTCAGTATAAACCTCACGAAAACGCCTGAGTTTTGTGCCCTTTTGCACCCAGCCAAACGCACAACAAACAATAAAAAGTTGCCACGGTTCGAGTGTAATAGGCATACGCTTAAACGCCCACTCCCCCTTTGTGTGGGGTAATAACTGAATAAATTTAGCGGCTTTTTCTGCTGAGTCTTTATCAAATCGATAGCGGAATTTTCGCCCTTTCTCTTGGGCCATATCATCAATGTGTCGTTGGCAAGCATCAATGACATACTGACATGCTACAACCTTGCCGCGAACCACATCACGCGCATATTGATTTGCCGCATTGACGTTTGGGTAAGATTTACGGCTCATGATGAAATAATCCTCATAAAGGGGTTATCTTGTTTCTTTTGCCCTGCCATACCAATTAACCGCTGGCGACTGCTCGGATCTAAACCCAACATTGCGCCAGTACGATCCATTTCGCTTTCCTGCTCTTTTTTTGTCGTTAAGTCAGGGTTTTTTATTGGGCCACCCGTCGCACCTATTAAGCGAGTTCCATCTCGCATGATTGCAATAACTGCATTACGCCAAATATGGTAGGCCACACACCAGCGCTCAAGTACTGCAAGGTCGGTGATACACAAAATACCTTGCCCACAGAGTTCTTTTATCGTCAGATCCCACATGACAATGGCAAGCTCTAACTCGTTCTCAGTGAACCAATCGGGTGGCGCCACACCTTTTAGCGGCGTGAATACCGGTTCATCTTTATTTAATGCACGTTTCCCCGGATTACCTGCCAATTCTTTTCTGGCCGTAGGCTTCGGGCGGCGACCAGATTTGCCCGGAGTGCCAGCCATAACAAAACCTCCAATAAAGCATCAATAATCATCAATGCCCGGTAAATAGATTTGTGCTTCAGAAACAATTCGCTCTCTTGCTGTAAGCAATAATTGTTTACGTCCACCCGATCCCCAATTGGCCATTGTTCTTGCACAACCGCTAACATTTTTGGTTTCAGTATTTATGATGTGGTCCAGCTTGTTTAATCGAGCCATAACATCAAGGCCTTTTCTCATTAAAAGCTGAAATGTCTCATATACTCGTATTTCAAATATTGGATTTAGCCAAGCTGCATATCTGATAGCGATCAATTCCAACCCCCAAGACCCTTTATTTGCACCAGTTTTGATTGTTTCTACTGATGCGATTTTCTTCGCATCACTTAACGCTTTGATAAACCGTCTTATTTGCTTGGATTTTAAAAACTCCCCTGGTCTTTGTGATTCTGTCGCTTTTCCATCCGCTACCGCTGCGGCATGTAAATCATTTAAATTGTACCGACCAACGCTATCAACTCTCACAGAGACGCCATTAACATTCACATTTGGGTATTTCATAATGTTTACCTTACTTAGCAATGAACCTTGCTGCATAGGAAACCAGCCCATCGAAGCAACATCAGCTATAACTGATCACCTCAAGGCTCATTCCTAAGTACAGGTTCGATGTTTAAAAATAACGGTGCATGCAGTGCACCAAATGACAGGTATAAAAAAGCCCCGCAGTTGCGAGGCCATTGATTTTCGATACATAAATTAGGCTAAACAGTCAGCCAGTTTTAATTTCATTTTTCGCGGGTATAAAAATTCACCTGAAGCGGCAGTCCTAGAGGGCGAGAGTGGTAGGGATTTTACCCTCCCCTCCCTGCAAGTGATAATTATTATCACTTAGATAAATATTCATATATAACAGCTACTTACGTAATCGTTCAGTTGCTGTCTTTCTTTTATGACAAGGCCAGCATAGTGATTGCAAGTTACTATCATCATCAGTACCACCATGTGCTTTAGGTATGATGTGGTCGACAGTCTTGGCGTCTACAGCTCGAGGTAAACAGTTTTGACAGAGATACTTATCACGCTGAAGGATCCGAGGTCGTATCTTATCCCACTTAGAGCCGTAACCTCTTTCATGTCGACTCTTGCCGGGCTGGTGGTTCTCCCACCCTGTACTCATATGGTCTTGACAATATCCGCTCCGGTCAGTGGTTGTCTTTGTGCATCCGCGCTTTCGGCAAGCGCGTGGGATACGTGGCGGCATTGGTAACTCCTACAGTCGCTTGTTGTGGCGCGGCATTATTCAGCAATCTATCAACTATCATCTGCTGCTCTTTAATATCAGAATCAATAGAGGCTCTTTGCTGTTCCATTTCAGGTGGTAACCCTTTATCACCAAGCATTGTGATTGCGTTCTTTATTAAATGAAGAACAATGAGTTTGAGCACCTCATTGAACCCCTTCGATTCATAGTTATAAACCGATTGCCTTGACTGTAAGTCGCTCATAATGACCACCCTGACTTAGCAGATTGCACATCTTGTGATAGTCGATCTATCTGTGCTTGCATGTTTGAAACTTTCAATTCCAGATCTTTGAGCCGCTTTTGTTCCTCAGTTTCTGTTTTGATAGTTTCAGCCTCAACGACAAGACCACTTTTAATTGAATCTGTCATGACTGTCTCCATAAATAAAAAAGCCACCAGCGGCTAACTGATGGCTATTTAGAATGTTATCCTAGATGAATTTATATAACTCCGTGGTGGCGAGTGACCACCAGTATTTAAAACATATATAAAATTCTATCAATGCTACTCAATGAATAGCATTTGTAGAATTAAATAAAATCAATTCTGTTCAGCTGGCGAAATCTCACCTTCTTCAAACCATGAATTCATAGCACGACCATCAGCAGATAAGTAATGGACGTAATACTGATTGGTATCGTTTTGATACTCTGCACGGCCTTTAATATGGCCTTCTTCACCGCTGATAGTGACTTGTACTACCTGACCTAATTCATGTTTAAACATTGAAATATCTCCTGATTTTAAGGTAATAAAGCAAATTATGTCTCTCCATAAGTCACGCCGCTTCTTCTCCGGTTGCTGACGTTTCAACCTAATGAGTCTACCCAAACTTGGATTCGTTGTTTTTGATTCTCAGTGTGCGCTATCAAGTGAGAGGTTGGTCACAGCTAACACATGAGACAGCGACAACGCCGCGCTTCGCTCGCAATTATTCTAGTTGCAGAACGCCATGTTCGGTTGAACCCGAATAGGCCAACATGCCTTCATAAACAACGTCATCACCGTCAAAGACTTTGCCCACTCCAATAGTGTAGGACGGTTGCCCTTCTTCCTGTGCAAACTCATGAAGGGACTTGATTTGTTCTGGTGTTAATACAATTTCTTCTGTCATCGGTTACCTTCCACTATTTTTTGTACATCACATGAATTCATGCCGGTACGAATGGTGACACCTGTGTCTAAATGAATCTCAGTGCCTCGAATACCATTAAAACCAATACTTTCGAAATGAGTAATGCGATTCAACACCACAATAGTGCTTGAATTGTAGCCGGGGCCATAAGGCGAAAAGCTAAAGGTTTTCATTGAGCTGCTCTCTCATCATCTGTTTTTCGAATGGCTTTTAACTGCCCGTTGGCCTTATCTAACGCTGATAACAAAGGGTTAATCCATAGCACCGCTTGGCAATAAGTTAAGGTGCTGGTGGCAGTGGTACTAGCACTGGCTCGGTTAGCGTTTTGGGGATCGGCGTACATTGACCGTAATTCGTAAGTGTACTTGAGCAACCCATCAGCAATAGGTTGAGGCACAGGCAAATCACAAGTAAGCTCTTTCTTGAGTATTTCTCGATATTCAATGACTTTCTCCTGTGATTTGGCTTCTACCTGAATGCCATAGCGATAAGCTGTAGTGGCTATTTGATTAAACCGATTGAATTGAAGTGACTGAGTAGCAATGATTTTGCTTTTCTTAAAGTTGTCATCTTTCAGCAGTGAATTGCTTTCATATTCAGTGATAGCCCACCAGCCTAGACCGATAACCATAAGAAATAACCAAGTGGAACTATCTATTTTCATAAGTTCACCTGCTTACCTCGGTAGTGATCTAGGGCTTTTTGGCACCGCTTTTCTAAACTGACCTTGTCAGTACTGCAGGTATCGTCTCTGAGTACATATACGCCAGCTGCCAAGTAGATGGGGAATCCGATAATGAAAGCGGATATACATAAGCGAACTCGCCAAGGCATACGGCTTTTTCTACTTCTCGTCTTGTCATTAACCCTTTCCATTTGACGCCCCCAGCATATATCCAGCGTTTAAGTTCATTACATGCGCCAGCTTGGTCACCAGCATTGAGTTTTTTTAGTAGCGTAGAGCGCGAAAAAGCCCCTGTTCCTACGTTATATGTAAATGAGTAGAGTGCCGCCCTGGTGTAATCAGGGATACTAACCTTAATTAAAGGGTTCACAGCCTTAGCGACAATTGCCAAGTCTTTTTCTAACAGCGCTTCACACTCGGCTTTCGTATAAGTTTTTGTGGGGATAATGTCGGAGCCCGTGTGCCCATAACATACGGTAAGAACTCCCACTACATCACGGTAAGGTTTGGACTCATACCCTTCAAACTCTGCAACCATCGCAACAGTTAAGGTCATCAGCCCACCAGCTGCAGCGGCCATTTTTATCTTATTTGGTATTTTTGCCACTGTTAGCCTCTCTTAATTTGAATTCTTTCCGTTTGTAGTACCAATTCACCAAGAATGTAGCGACAGTACATATAATTCCGATGAGTACCGCCCACTGGTCTAACGATAAAGCCCCTGCAGCTGTAGTGATTACTCCTAATGCATAAGAAAAGGGGCTAGAGTATTTTTCGTGCATACGCATATCCACCCCCTGCGGAGTGTTCCGATGTTTAGTTAATAGAAAGCCACCAGCAATAGCAGCTAGATTTAGATTAATGAATTTAATCAGTATTTGAGATAAGTTAGAGGTTCAGCCCTATGTGACTTACCGAAGGGATGGCTGATTAACTTCGGTGTGAGGAATTCATGATCACAGAACAAGATATAACATATAAATTCGATACAAAGGCAGCGACACCGGGTGATGTCAATAAGGAGATATCAGCACTTAAATTTATAATTTGCTGTGTAGTTAACAAACTAGATGAGTCCTCTAGAGAGCACTTAGTAAAAGAGTTATCAACAATTAACGACCCGGTAGTTGAAAATATGGTTGAGAATTTCAAATTATCCCTCAGAAGATAAGTTTGATTTTATTTCATAATTAACTGAGTTATTCCCACAGCTCATTGCCTCTTGCATGTCAGTGAGCTGTTTTTCTAATGCTGTTACTCGTTCTTCTAGGCTTAAATCACCACTAGCACCGACAATAACGCCTGAAAACTCACCTTCATTTTGATTGCTCATAACTACCTCTCTTAAATAGAAAAAGGTCACGCAATGCGCAGCCCTTGGAATAATTTTTGGAATATTTTGCTGTTCGAATTGGTGTTGTGGAGGCATACGCTGAGAGTGTATGCGTTCAGGTTCCCCATGGCGTGTGTGCTTCTATCCTGATAAGTTGACTGGGTTGTTCCAGTGCCCAAGCCCATGCGAGTTAGCCAATCAGCTTTGGCATTCTCCACAATGAAAAGAACACTGACGAGCGTCGTCACATATTTTATTGGCTTTTCGCTGGTTGCTAGTCAGAAAATAAAACATGCCGTCTGTCTAATGCTCTTATCATTATAGAAATAGCTACACTCTCGCAGTAGCCTCGCTCATGCCCTTGAGTTCGTAACCCCAGTTCGTCTCTGCTCCCCGTTGGATCTAACCAGTGCATAATTGGCGATTATGCTTCGTCACCGGTGCTTCTTTTCTTATTAACCCTCACCAGATGCAAAGCTGGCTCTCTACTCGGAGACTCGGGAGTTGGTTATTACCCAACTATTGCTACCTTTTGGCTGCACGGTCTACCCGCTTTATAACTTCATGTTATTTATTTCCTCTTTAGTTTGCTCAAATCTCTCAGTTTCAAGCTCCACCCCGATAACACGACGGTTAAGTTTTAATGCCGCTTTTACTGTGGCGCCAGAGCCCATGAAGAAATCAGCAACCACATCACCCTCTCGGCTACTACTATTAATAATGTGTTCCATCATCGCTAAAGGTTTTTCACATGGATGTTTGCCGGGGTAATACTGAACGGGTGGATATACCCATACATCCGTATAAGGAACATCTACTGTCACAGTAAACTGACGTCTTAATAGTTGGTATTGCTGAGATAACTCATGATATTCACGATTTAGTAGCTTTTGTTCACTAACTAAATCAGCGTGCTGGCGGCTTAATGGATTGTCGCTGAACTGTTTTACTGCTACTTGGTTAAATAGCTCTTGTAGCTTCAAGTAGTCTGATTCGTTCGGTAATTGCCATTGCCTAGAAAGCAAAAAACCCGCCATTGCTGACGGGTTTGGCTAGGGTTGATGTTCTTACAACTGATGTAGTTCGCAAATTAAATATAGTTCACAGTTTAAATTGTGCAAGTTCAATTATGTCACTACTAATTACTTTACCCAATGTGGAATAGCGACAAATAGAAGAACTAATACCAGTGCAGCTACCGCTACCTGTAATACATGAAAGATCCCCATAAATACAATCCCTTTATAATCAGCAATTAATCAATCACTTGTTATATAAAAGTAGCTATATTTTGTGGATTGTAAAGAAACTATGCGCTAAAAAGCAAAAACCCCGCACAAATGGCGAGGTTTCATTCTATAAGTTAGGTGACAACGTATTCACTCTTATCACAATATATTGAGTTTTGTAATTACGCAAGCCCATATATACACTCTTTTCTAACTTCTCTGTCCATTTCCAGTGTTATTTCGGCAATTGCTAGGCACCCTTCCACAAAACCCTCTGCATACTGTAGCCTCTTTGCAACTTCGTTATGGGATATCCCTAATTTTTTTTCTAGCGTTCTTAATGTGCAGTTTTTTACGTAATAAAGAATAATCAATTGAAATAAATACGAATTATTCTTTTTCAATCTATTAACAGCGGCATCAACCGCAATACCGTCATCATCACAGCAGCTTTCTCTCGTTTTTTTTGTACTTGGAAGTAAACCTTTAAAGCCAGCAGCTATAGAAGAATAATCAACATCACTATTCCCCTCATGAGCCCATGTGCCCCATTTCTGTAAAACCAACTGAATATCTCTCATGCAAAAAGTCTCCTGCGTTCCGCACAACGCATTAACCGAAAACACCCAGTGCCGCTGAACGGTCTAGGAATCGAAATAGAAAATATAATTGGCTTCCGTGTTCCCTTTCCCACTCATTAGGATCCTTATGCAATTCGCCATGGTGAACTCTACACAATGGAATAGTGAATAAGTCATGGGCTTTAGTGCCCATTCCACCCTGACCATGGCCGATTAAGTGATGTGCATCGTCTGATGTGGCACCACAAACACAACATGGCTGTGATTTAACCCACTTAAGATATTCGTCGCTTGTCCAGCGTTTAAATTTTGGCTTTTTCATAAAACTAGCTGGTGGCTCGGGATCGATGGTTAAATTTAATACAGGTTTTGATACCCGTTCATCACCAACTACGCCGCTGAGGTATTGGTCAGAAAGAGAGATAAGGCCCGATGGTTTATGCTTTAGCTCCTCAGGTAAAGCCATGAGCAACATTCTTCCACTGAATGTATTTAAATGTGCTCCTGGTCTAAATATCACTGCACTAAGTTCAGGGATTAATATTGGGGTTAATATCCATTGGTGACTCATGATATTTTCTCCACTTCTGCATTGAGTGGCCTTATCTCAATTTCAAATCGACCGCCCTTTACGACTTCATGCCATTCAATGACTGCACGCCTAACCTGAACGTCATCACTCCAAATACCAGCATGCGTTAATGCATCAAAAGGCGCTTTCAAGTAATTATCAATATCCATTCGACGCTTTGACGGTGGATACATCTTCACAATGACAGATACATGCTCAGTGATTGCTTTCGGTCTTCTACGTAATTGTTCATAGATGGCTGCTGCTGCATTTGCTCGGAACGCCCGCCCCTTTGCACTGATTAACGTTTTACCGTTGATATTCCGCCAGCAAGCATTAACACTTGGAGGAAAAGGTAAAATTAGAGATATTGAATTACTCATTAATTATCCCCTTATTCCATACAGTCACTGCCGTAGGCTTATCATTGACATCAGGGCCTTTCGCGCCGCATCTGTGACAGCGAACATAAAACCATGTTCTGTAACTGTGACTTTCGACTGTCGTGTCGGAGCTATTGCAATAACGACAAGTCTGGATTTCTGGCATTTTGTTTTTCACTATCTCACCCCCGCCAGCAACCGATCTAACTGTTTAAGTGATTGATTTCCCATATCGCCTATGTAAGCTTTTTCAACAACTTTAATCCCACACTCGAATTGAGACTCAGGCTCACACGTCTTGATTTCGTCCACTTTTTTAGGCTCGGATGGTGGCTGTGCTTTAAGCTTTTCTGCCCTCTTTGGTTTTTCCTTCTCCTCTAACTTTGTCACCCACACCGCCTTTAGCTTTGTGATTGCGTATGGTTCAATGCTGTATTGCTTTGACCTCTGCTTAGTTTTCCCTGCAGGGAAATTGCCGACATATTTTATGCAGCCAATTTTTTCCAGCATTTCAAAAGTTCGGTGAGCAGCGGATGGTGAATAACTAGCAACATTTTTTAGGATTGCTGCATTTATTGTCTCAAACTCGCGTCCAATCCTAATGACTTCAATTCCTTGCGTGTATTGGTATTCAGTTATCATTTTATGCAGCCACCCTCTTCGCTAGCCATTGCGCTTGCTCTATAAATGCTTTCCCGCGCTGCTCCAGTTCTTCTCTGCTGATGTAATCAAATGCTTTTCCATTCCATGTTTTATCGAAAACAACGATTGCACCGGCAAAAAATGCACCCGTTGGTTTTTGTTTTTCATCAGCAGGGATAAACCACTTCGGAACGTCAAAACCAATACGCCCACGGATAAAACAGATGTGATCTGCATTTTCTGGCCACCACACTTCGCTCGTTGCCGCTTTCAATAAAAAGACATAACGGCCACCGAGCTCCCGCATTGCTGAAGCGTGAGACATAATGTGACGAACACCTGTGATTGCCTGTTTTTCGTGATATGAGCTACGGGAGTACGGAGGGTTACCAAAGGCAACACCGCCAATTACTTTTAACTTCGCTGACCAATCTTGAGTGAGAGCGTTATCTTCAGCAGTGTAGAAATAAGGTGCTTTGCTGTTTTCACCATCAGTGAATAGGTCTAAGGTGAATGGACCATAGATTGAATTAATGCCACATACGAGATTATCGGGAGATTGCCATTGATCCCCAATCTCATTAAGTTTATGGGTTGGCTTTGACTTCAATAAATTGAGTTTTTTAACATACTCGCTTTGTTCTTCTTCCAGTTCGCATAGCAATGGTTCGCATGATTCGCTGCACGAACCAGCATCATAACCACCAGCACCACGAATAGTTGCCGCTATATCATCACGAGAATGATCCGCAAACATTGCAATAATGCCTTCGAGTGAATTATTACCTCGATACATGATTTTATTTTCTTGTTGTCTGCGTTCTACTACATGGACTGATTTGTCAGTAATGACATCGAGAAATTGTTGTGCTAGCTCTGGCTCGTCACGGGTTGCTAAAGCGATTTTATTAATGCCTTTTTTTACGCAGAAAACGCAGTTACCTAAGTGTTCGGGCAGGTCTAGATCGAAAGGTTGTTCAGCCCACCAGTCGAGAATGTCTTGTTTTTCTGCTTCGCTAATATCAGCAAGATAAGAAATGCCCTCACGATCTTTTAATCGCTTTGGTTCATCAGCTCTAATACCTAGCCATGTATGGTAATCACCGTAAGTTTCTTTACAGTAACGAGTGAAAACCTCTGTTTTCATCGTTCTAGTACAAAAAGCACCATGTACATACGGAGTACCGTATTTACTACAGGCATCTATCCACGGTTGTAAATCATGCCCAATTTCATCGACTGAAATAACTTTATATGTATTTGCTTTACCCAGTTCTGGATCAATGACAAGTCGCAGGCAAACAAGGTCAATATTCCAGTGCTTAGCAACATTACGAATAAACTCATAGGTTTTTGGGTGTTCCGCGCCAGTATCCATAAAGACATGTTTAATTGTTAAATTTTCTTTTGCGGCTTTGCGCTCAAGCAAATGAACCATGAATGCTGAAGTACGACCACCAGAGAAGCTTGATACGTTAATCATCAAATGGCACCTCGCTGCTGGTGGGATTTAACATACTCGCGCATATGCTTATAACGCTGCTGAACTTGAAAATGGTCAGCATGATGGTTTAAGTGGCGAAACTTCCTGCAGGTCACTAAGTCACGACGAGATTGATTCCATCTGTTACGAAGCTTGCGGATCGTGCGCCATTTACGTAGCTGTTTGAACATGGCGATCATGCCTAGCACGTCAACGCCATAGATTGTTTTAGTTTCACTACGCATCATGCTGTCACCTCTTTCGCTGCTTGCTCTGCTGCCTGTTGCCAAATGCCTGTCCATGCCTTACGCCCTACAAAATCCGACATGTTACGAACACCCTGTTTGCCCGCTAATTCAGCTGCGATTTCCTCAATGCGGTTTTTAGGTGTTAGCCTTGAGCCAATGATCCGTGTGTAAGCATTGTCACGTTCTACGGGATCTACACTCACCTTTTGTCCACTGGCAAATTTAACAATGACCTTTTCCCACTGCTCGCGAAGTTTGGATGGACACAGAATGACTGAATGCCAGAAATCATCGAGGGTAATGCGCTTGTAGAGTTGGCAAATTTCCTTGTGGCTGCGCCCGTCAATTTCACGCATCAGTCGAACTGTATTCGCCCATTCAGTGAAGTTAGGCTTGTCAGGCTCACCAATACCACGCTCTTGAAATAACCACTGCTTCCGCTCAAATAGCCATTGGGCGCACTCTAGGTCTTTTTCCGTTCCCCATTTTTTGAAGTTAGTGCTGTAAATCACCGCCTCTGGGTAACGATTTAAAAAATCAATTTTTGACTGGTCGCTGGATTCGCTAGAATTCTGCGACGAAGAGTTAGTTACTGATGGATCATGTTTTGAAGTTACTGACGGATCGCCCCCAGATTCTGACGGGTCAAAACGGTTATTTTTGCTTGATTTTGACGGGTCGGATTTTGATGCAACAGAATTTGACGCATCAGGTTTTGAGGGGTCAGATTCTGCTGGTTGAGAAAGCGCAGTCATTGCCGCTGAAGCTAATTTATCAACATTTAATTGATAGATATTACTTGCGTTGCGGTTACCTTTACGACGCTTCTCTCTGGATAACCATCCATCCTTTTCTAAATCTTTTATTGCCGTACGCACAGTGCTTTCACCCGCACCTATTTGCCGGGCAATTGTCGGTACCGATGGCCAACAAACACCATCATCATTTGAAAAGTCAGCGAGACGGGCCATTATCGCAACAGAGGTTATCTTTAAACCTGCACTTGCGCAGCCATCCCATACATAACTTGATAGTTTTACGCTCATGCTGCTACCTACTTAACTTCTGTGTAATCACGCTGAAATAACCAGAGCGGAACAAAGCACCGATGTGGATAATCACCCCACATGAAGATGACCCGTTTTTGGTACGGATCCCACTCAATGACTTTAACGACGATGCCGCGCCTATCTCGGAAGTAACGGTTAAGGTTTTTATGTTTGTCATTTGGCATCACCTTTACCTTTGGAATTAAAATCAACGATGACATTTAAATTACCCACAGCCCACTCAACATATCTGCGGTTTACGGGGATCCACTGGTTCTGTACCATAAGCTCATACTGCAAATGAGGACTTCCATCTGGACTCGCTGAACTTCGTAGTTGCACTGGAATGGAATTATTTGATAAGCTACTCATGCTAATTACTCCACACAAAAGTTGTTAGCAACCGACGCCTCGGACCGCATATCTGAGGCGTCAACCTTTTCAGGGCGACAGAATACGCGGTAAACCAATGACGCATGTTCTTGTAGTTTTGCACTAGCCAGGTATAACCTTTCTTCAATTTTCTCCCGTTCCGACTCATCAACTTCACCATCAGCGATAGATTCCTTGATGCATTCGCAGTACTCACCGATAGCGGACAATGCTTCCATTAAGCGGTTGTTAATATCATCGTTATCGATATCACCAATATCTGGTTGTGGAACAAAAATACCGCCCGATGCTTTAGCAACTGCATTAGCTATAAAGTGATTACCACTTGCCTGCTGGAGAACCATTGCCCACCCAAACGGGAATAACTGATCACCATCAGTACGCAGCCGATTAAATAGTGATTGGGTTGTTACCCCTGATGGGTTATCAGTATCTTTTTTACCTAACCATTCAGGTGCTTCATCATAGCCACCGGGTAATGATGAGATTGTTTTTCTGATTGCAGCCACCAGCCATGCCGGTTGTTTTTCTGCTTGCCAATTTTGTTTCATCCCACATCTCCTATAAATTTGCTGTGGTTACATGAAAATTACAGTTCTGGTTTAATCTTTCCGTAAATCAATTGGCTGCTACTGATTGAGTTCCTCGTAAATAGGACCAATCAATATCAGGTCGAAGATCTTCACAGCGAACAATGCCAGCTGTTGCCTTTTCAATTTCAGGACAGCGCTCAGCTGGAATTTGCCGAACTCCGTTTGCCCATTGAGAAATAAGAGTGGTCGGAACTCCTAGTTTTTTTGCCAGCTCGGTAGCTTTGCCTCGTTTGTCGCTTGTGTATGTTTTTAGTGTCATCTGCTTCACCTTACATATGATTTTTACAGAATAATAGCGTAACGCTATCAATAGTCAATAGCGTTTCACTTCTTCTAATGGTTAGCGCGTTGCTATCTAATGTAGAAAATGGATGAAATTGGCAGCGATATGAAAACTATTGAAGAAATCAGACGCGATTGGCTTAACCTGCTTATTGAGCAACACAAAACTATCGCAAACTTAAATGTGGCCTTGGGGCGTGCAAAAACAGACGCAACCTTATCGCAAATAAGAAACAAGGCGACCGACAGCAAAAGTGGAAACCCTAGAAATATGGGCTCACCTTTAGCAAGAGAAATTGAAGAGAAACTTGGCTTTGAGGTAGGTACACTGGATCATGACCCATATAAGATTAATAAGTCCCATGGCGATGATGAATTTATAAAAGCATATAATTCCGCTGATGAAGCCATTCAATCAATAATTAATTTTATTTTAAATAGAGATACGTCCAACCCTCTACCACAGTGGGTAGACACTGATGCTAAAGCTCATGCGGATTCATTGGAGCTAAAATCAAGGAAGTGGTTTGCTGGCAATAAAAGCAATGAAGGTGAAATCAAAGCCAGAGCTTAAACTTGCTTGGTCTGATGGTAAGCCATTATTTTTACCCACAAAAAATTCCCGCCTAAAGTTTACACATAAATAATAGCGTATTGCTATTGACATGATATTAGCGAGACGCTATCTTTTATCTCATCAGCAAAACAGATACTAAATTTCAAATATGTGGAGTGCTTAGTATGGGAATGCTTATTTTAACTCGTCGAGTCGGTGAAACTTTAATGATTGGTGATGACATTAAAGTCACTGTTTTGGGTCTGAATGGTAACCAAGTGCGGATTGGTATTGAAGCCCCAAAAGATGTTGCTGTACATCGTGAAGAAATTTATCAGCGTATCTTAGCTGAAAATAGTATTGCCACTGCTAATGATTGACCCTTGTAGTTTTTGGCGGTATCGCACCGCCCTTTTTCATAATACATAAGGCCACTGATATTCAGTGTTCATACTAGGTAAATATATTCATTATTTGTCAGTGGTCTTATTTATTATGTGTGGAGTTAATTATATTTGAGGAAAAAACAAATGAAACGTTTTCCAATTACTAGCTGTGTTATTTTTAAAGCTGAATTACCCAGCGCTGACGTTTTAGAAAATCATTTAAAAGAATTACTCTTTGTTGATATTTTAGAGTCACATTCTATTAGCTATGGTTTTATTCCGAATAAAATCACAGGTGAATTAGTTACGCCAATTGAAGGTGGCTATATTATTACTTTTCGTATTGATGAAAAGATACTTCCGAAAGCAGCTATCGCATTTGAAGTAAATAGACGCATTGAGAAATTGAAAGAACAAGGTATCGATGATTTTCTTGAAGCTGAACTAAAGCATATTGCAATAGAAGAAATGCTAAAGGTCGCTTTAACTAAAACAAAAATCATCACTGCTCTTTACCATGTTAAAAAAGGTTTCCTGTTTGTGTCCACAACGCGAAAGCCAGACCACCAAGCGCTATTAGGCAGTTTGGTGAAAGCTTGCGGTACTGTAAAAACTGAAACTTTTCACATTGATGATGCAAAAAATGGAATTACAACACGGTTATCTAACCACATTGATAACCAACCACCAGCAGAGTGCTTTGGTCATGACCTTTATCCCGGAAATTTCCTTTTGCTACAACGTAAGCTTGATAAAAAGCTAGAGACCCTAAAATATGATGCTGAACTTAATTTAATTCGTGAGCAAGTTAAAGATTCAATTGATAGTCATTTTAAAGTTTGTTTAATTGAATTAAGCACCTTTGATATTAGCTTTAAGCTCACAGATGATTTTGACTTTAAAAATATCAAACCATTAGTAGAAATTGACTGTGACGGAGATAGAGTTTTTCGCTATCGACACACAAACGCAGTATTTATGTTTCACATGGTTAATACAATTGAGCTATTGATTGAATTATTAAAATACAAAGAAGAATCAGAGTAACTATTTAACCAACACCAAGGAATTTAATTCTCTTTATTAAGAGACGGACTCTTATTATCTAAACTTTGTGTGGAGTATTAATTATGTCAAATGAAATTAAATTTGATGCAGATATATTGCTCGAATCAGTTAACGCCCATGGTGCTGATGGCCATGTTTACAATGACACAAAAAAACGCTTCTTTAATGGCGCTCAAATACATACATCACCAGTAGTTAATATCGATACTTATTTAACTGATGGTTATATACAAACAGTTAATTCAGTTTACAGAATTATTGTGTAGGGGGTGCATATGTCTATTAAACCTGAATTAGTAGAACGCGACGAAAATGGCTACTGGGCTCATTCTCAAATTCCTGTAAGTGAAGATATTGAATTTTTAAAACAGTGGTTTGATAACAACTGTCTTGAAATTTGCGGTGTCTGTATGGATGGAGATATTGATGAAAGTCACCCAACATTCAAACGCTATTTTATAGATGGTGATTGCGATATCTCAGGGTGGGTACCGAGCAAACCGCAAGGTGATGGTTGGTTTATCGGTGGTATTTTTGAATCAGAAGATGGCCCTGTTTGTTCATGGCTAAGACCAGATGTAGCAAAACTAAAGGCGAAATTCATCAAAGCGCATAAGGAAGCTGAAAAAGCTGCATTTGAATATTTCTGCGCCTGTGATGTTGGTGATGAACGGGTCCAAGCTAGTGAGGTTTATGAGCGCATTAGAACTGCTACACGCATAGGTGGCTGACATGAAGAAAAAAATACAAGTTGCTTGTGATTATCAAGGTTATGACTTCGGCGCTCACTATATTGATAGTCAATGTATTGATGGTTATCTGTGGGATTTGGATGCTTGTGATGGTAGTGGAAATTTATACGAACCAATGGAAACTATTCCATGCCCTAAATGTAACTCAGATGCATGGTTAAAAAATTATCGCTGGTTGTTTATCAATGATGGCGCTAACCATGGCTGTACAGGTTTGCCATTCAACAAAATTGGACGCCTATATATTAACGAGGAAATTAGAGCCAAGCCCGGCGCAGTTAAGAAAATATACCGCTGGTTAAAGCGTGGTTATTACTATGGATTAAAGAATCGCCACTAGCTCGCAGGGATGCAATGAAAAAAACCGCCGACTTAGACGGTATAATTACTACAAGGGAATTAATCATTAAATGAAGCTTACACGTGGCTTCGATAACCAAATTACACTAATACAAACAAATAGATACTTTTATTTGGATAATTCGCAAAAAAAATGCCGCCACGGAGCGGACGGCAAGGGATTGTCTAGATATGTTTATAGTTTCTCTGTGTAAGCAATTTAAGAATAGTTAAGCCATGGAATTTAGCAAGGAAGTAGATAAAAAAAAGCCGACACAGGGAGAATCGGCGAAAGTTGCACAGCTTGTTATTAATCTTTCGGGCTTAAGTGTAGGTGATGATTAAATATTTGCCATGAAAAGTTTTAATCCTAGCGATTAAATGGATGCAATGAAGAGGAATGAATATGAGTAAGCAGATGGTTTTAGTTGCAAGGACAAATAAGGTTGGCTCTGATTCTGAAACTGGTTTAGGAATGACCGAGGCTGAATGGAACCAATTAACTGAATCTGAGCAAGGTGTAATTATTAGCGATGCAATAGAGTCGCTTATTGATTACTGGGTACAACCTGAAGATTAAAGGTGGAGTGATGGATAAATCAAGACAGCAATTTGAAGCGGAAATAAAGTCACTTAGCGACCCGTCAGAATTTGAATTAAAACTTAAACGTGCAAATAACGGATCAAATTACGCTGACCAATATGTAGATTTAATGTGGATTAGTTGGCAAGCATCACGAGAGAGTTTAATTAATAGCTTACCAGAAAGCATTAATTGCCCTACCGCACCAGAATTAATATGGCTACAGGTTGCCCCTGAACCAGAGGAGATAAATAAACCTGTATATCCAGTTAATTTATATAGCGGCGATGTAACTTGGAGGTCGAGCAGGGAGTTCCCAACTGACACCTTATATGTTCGGGCGGATTTTTTATTTCAATCCGTAAAACAATGCTAAAAGTATCAGAACTGAAAGCATGATTATAGCCAAAGCACCAATGAGACAGCTAATGCCTCTAAATAGACAAGATGCCACATCAACCCAGGTTGTATTTTTTCTATTACGTCTCATTTTAGCCTCCTTGGCACAAGTTACTAAATCAAATAACTGTAATTTTAATATACACCCCATAGATAAGGACTAGCAATGAAATATAAATACTTAATGGTAGATCTAGAAGGAATGAGCACACATAACAATGCAGCCATTGTTTCTATTGGTGCAGTCGCTTTTGAACCTTCAACTGGTGAGATTGGGCCTACATTTTACCAAGTTGTCGATTTAAGAAGTTGCGAGCGTGCAGGTCTTCATATCGATGCTGATACCGTCCTTTGGTGGATAAAGCAAAGCGCTGAAGCTAGATCGGAAATTGTTGGTGTTAGTTATGAGTTAGAAGAATCACTAGCCGACCTAAATCTTTTTGCCGAGAGAGTTCTAACTGATGATGTTCAGGTGTGGGGTAATGGCGTTGATTTTGACAATGTTATTTTGCGTAACGCATATGATGCTGTCGGTTTAGATCCGTTCTGGAAACATTGGAACAATCGCTGTGTTAGAACAATTGTAGAGCTAGGCCGTAATGCTGGTATTGATCCTAAGCGTACGCTCGAATTTGAAGGAGAACAACACAATGCATTAGCTGATGCAATCCATCAGGCTAAATATGTGTCTATTATCCACCAGCATTTAATCAAACCAGTTAACGACGATATTTAATTTTTAAGTCTGTATGCGGCAGGTGTGTGGAGGTAGTTATGCAAATGCTAACTTTAGAGGAATGGGCCAATGATCGCTATCGCAGCCGCCCACCTCGGCTGGGAACATTACAACGCTATGCAAGAAACGGCTTGTTTTATCCACCAGCACAAAAAGAAGGCGGTATTTGGCGCGTGAGAGAGGATGCCGATCTAGTCGGTAATTTGACATCACCGGATATCAAAAAGAATGATAATCCGAAATTGCAAAGGATTTTAAGCGATGGCTGCCCGACCACGTAAAAATAATGTCAGTATTCCTAACCTTTATCCACTGTTCAGTAGAAAAGCGAATAAGGTTTACTGGCGTTATCGTCACCCCATAACTGGAAAATATCACGCCCTCGGTGACAATGAAGCCGAGGCGCGAGAAATTGCCCTTGAAGCCAATAGTCGCTTAGCTGAACAGCGCAGCCGACAAGTCATGGCGATCAGCGATAGAGTGGCAAGAATTAAAGGAAAAGAAATTACTGTTAATACTTGGCTAGATCGCTATTGGGTAATACAAGATGAGCGATTAGCTGATGGTGACATAAAACCAAATACACATAAACAAAAAAGAAAACCTGTTGAATTAATGCGGCACTCATTAGCAATGAAACCTTTACCCGCTGTTGATGCGAGAGATATCGCATCAATACTCGATGAATATAAATCTAATGGCCAGCATCGCATGGCTCAGGTTATTCGCTCAGTGTTAATTGATGTATTCAAAGAAGCACAGCATGCTGGTGAAGTTCCACCAGGATATAACCCTGCTCTTGCAACTAAACAACCTAAAAGACGAATTACTCGCCAGCGCCTCAATTTAGAAGAGTGGCAAAAAATATTTGAAGTAGCGGATAAACAACATAAGTATTTAGGTAACGCGATGCTACTGGCAATAATTACCGGACAACGACTAGGCGATATTTCAGCAATGAAATTTAGCGATATCTGGGATGACCACTTGCATGTAACGCAAGAAAAGACAGGAAGTAAATTAGCTATTCCACTAGCGTTAAGATCTGATGCGTTGAATATGTCTTTGCGTGATGTTGTTTCTAGATGTCGCGATCGCGTTGTGAGTCAGTATTTAATTCATTATTTCCATACAACATCACAAGCAGAAAGAGGCGCTCAAGTTACAGCAAATACACTAACCACAAACTTTAAAAAAGCGCGAAATAAAACTGATATTGACTGGGGAGAAGGAACACCTGCTTCTTTCCACGAGCAGCGATCTTTGTCTGAAAGACTGTATAGGGATCAGGGTATCAACACTAAAGATTTACTGGGACATAAGTCGCAAAAAATGACCGATAAATATAATGATGACCGGGGTAAAGATTGGGTAAAAGTTGTTATTTAA